ACACTGTTCAATTCTGTATTACCCTGGAGTTGTTTTCCGGACAACGTTTTGAAATCTATGCCGATGTCGAAGCTAAAAGCTATTGACCATTTATGCTATAACTGTCATGGTGATTTGATGGATGCATTGGGCGTTGAGGTAATTTCTGCGAAAGCAAGAGTTGCCAAATGCGTCATCCCGAAAACGTGTAGTGATTGTGCTGGACCTTGTCGTCGTCATAAACGACAGGTTTGTCAGATTTACCTCACGGAGAAGGAATGGAACACTTTTAGAGACGCACAAGTAAGAGCTTTTGGGGTCAACGCTGACGCTCAAAAGCGTATCACCAACGCATTTTCTAACGATGCATGCCTTCGTGAGACGGCGCTCGTTAGTGTTGTACCCACTCTGCTAGCAATGCCTAACTCTGGACGTTCACACGTATGTTGTGGACAATCCTGGTACGAGTTTTCTTGTTATGTAGGGAAGTGGGAATGGGTCAACACCTTGGAAAAAGTTGGAGCTCTTACTGATAAACCAATGGAGAAGGAGGTTCCCCCAACGAATATCCCTCCAACTCCTGTAGATGATACGCCCTGCAAAACTGACTCCGAGGATTCTAAGGATTCTTCGGATGCCAGTCTCTTATCTCCATGCGCGACCATGATGGCTACTCCTAATGAAGTTCAAGATATGCTTTATTGGGGTAGTTCAGTGGGTTCACAGAAAGGTGACGACTATGAAGTAGCGTTGTCAACCGTCTGTGACGCATATTCCGAAATGCTTTCAGAAAACAAAACAATTAAATGTGTGACCACAGATAATAAGAAGGCACACTCAGAACATGCAAAGATCGTTTATAAAGGCAATGTAGATTTGTTGAACGCTGAATTAGGCAAGAAAGCCCCATTCGCAGACATTGGCTCTGACAAGGTTTACTTTAGTGACCGTGACGGAGCATGCTGCATAGGGCCATTATTCCTCCCATCGATAACATGGGACAACAAGGCCACAGGTTCTATTAACACAACCATAACCAATCGCACTGTTAGGAAGTATGAGTACAAATGGAATTCCCCTACTGCTATGCGGTATACCAAAGCTGCATCAGCTATGCTGATCAATTGGTTTACTGAAGAAAATATCAGAGAGGCTGAGAATGAATTTGCGCTCCATGCTAACAAACCACGAAAATGGTCTGATCGGAAATTCCTTGAAGCCATTATTAGCTTAGAACGAGACAATAAGATTATGGGACTGGATTGGATGCAAAAGGCTGAGGTAGCTTTTGCACAAGGTAAATCCGGTAGGTGTATACAAAATGAGGGTGAAGGGCGGTGCGTGCGCAATTTAGAAGTTATGTTCATAATTGAGTACGTGATATTTGAGAAAATAGCTAAACACTTTAATATAAAACATGCTGATAAACGAGTCGTATTAGACCGTTTAACTAAACGATTATCCCAGAAACGATATTCCGTCAGTTCCAAAGGATTTATAGCTAGTAGTGCTAGCCACCTTTGTATGATCGGTATAGATCAGTCAGCTTTTGACTTTTCCGAACTCGTAGGTGGATTGCTTAATGCCGAAATCAATATCATTACGAAAATATTGACTCTCATTCATCCTGACAGCTCTAAAGAGTGGCAGGAGGAGATGATTGCAGAACGTAAGCATTACAAAATGACTGGAGCTTTCACTATGAAAGATACTTCAGGTTTTCTTAGTATTTTAGTTGAAGCGCATCGTACCCGCGCTTCTGGAGATAGGGGTACGTCCGTGTTAAATTGGATTGTTGAATTTCTCAGCACTATATGTTGCATTTTCGAGTACCCTGAAATGATCGTTATAGACATGGCAAACGGGACACTGAATTCACGTTGGTATAAAACTTTGTTTTCCGATGAGAAGGCAGTGATATATTCCTTGTTTGAAGGATGCTTCGAAGGAGATGACGGGTTATTGCAACTCGTACGAAATCTCTTAATGCACATCAAAACTATTGAAGAGAATTTTCACGAAATTGGGTTGAACTGCAAGTTAGAACATTCAGAGTATGGACAGGAATCCGTAATTGAGTTCGTAGGTTGCCATTTATTGGTAACGCGAGGCGGACACACTTACTGGGGTAAACACCATGGCGGTGCCTTCGTTCCATGCATAAACAAAGCAATACTTAAAAGCAGTTGGACACTCAGTCGAGGTAAAATCGCTGATGTCGCAACCTCCTCTTACTGGTCGCGCATGCTCCAGTTTGCAGGCAAACAAACATGGGTAGCAGGTTATTTCAGACAGATGAGTCAAGCGTGGGGCGGTCAAGTGCAAGCTGAGCTTATGGACAAGTGGGCTGGGGTGGATGATGATTTATCGTCATCACCTCTGCCCGACGATATCCAACGTAAGCTTCTTTTGTTTTCGACCGGTGCACATGACGATCGTCAGTTTGAATTCTACGAACATGATCACCAACCTACCGACAACGCTGGAGACATCATTTATGATTTCCCCTTAGGTTTGCAAAATAAGATGCGATCGCTATGTAATGTGAATGGCGCCACACATAAACATGGCAGTAGCATTGAAAAACCGAGTTAAACGCACAGGAGCCGCTCTCAAACGCGGCAATCAGAAAGGGTCTAAGACTATTACATACACGAAAACAAGTAAACCGAAACAGCAACGTGATGTTAAGGCTAAGAATTCGGCTGGCAGTATGATTATTCATGCCGCTGACGCTTCTAAGTTAACTCACATTGCTCCACACATACCGTTAGGTCCATATACCGTAGTGAGAGGTCGCATTGTGATACCCGTAAAAACCAATGCAGCCGGACAACATGTCACGGTTATGCTTGGCGCTTACGGACTCTCCACCGCATTCAATGCAGTCAACACACCACTTGTTGCTATATTGGGTGAGGGCGGTAATGTTCCAGGTACAACTGAAACACAATATGTTGACAGTGTGATGGGTGTCTATGATAGCACCACCTCTGTTAACGCCGTAGCCAATGGGGCGATGCATGCTTTAACCGTTGAATTAAATTGTGTAAGCACAGCCACTACCGCGGCTGGCATCGTATACTATGGGGCTGTTAACCAGAGAATAAATCGTCAGAATTTTGCAAATTATAACGATCTGGCTAACTCAGTAATAACACGTCGGGAAATGTCAAGTAAGTCAGCGTATTGTGCGATGACTTCACCTATCAAGTTGAGCGCTTATCCAGTCGACATTGTCGACTGGGCTTCACAGAAGCCATTGTTAATACCTTCAGCTACGTTAGGTCAGAACATAGCCGGTGATGCGTTATCTCAGATGTGTTTTGTCTTTCCACCGACAACCACAGCTGTTGACTACGTACTCACAGTGCATACTGAATGGCGAGTCAACTTCACTGATCCAGCACTTTCCAGTACTTCGACTAAACATGCGCCCGGCTCACAGTCCCTATGGGACGAAGTGATGAATGTCGGGTCCCAAGTTGGGGGTAAAATTCATGAATTCGAAGGAGCGTTAGCTTCTGTAGCATCTGGAGTTGGCTCCGCTTACTCAGCTTACAATATGGCCGCCGGTATAATCGGCCAGATTGGAGCGGTGAGCAGAACGCTTGTAAAGTAAATGTATTTAATAGTTTGAAACCTCTATGATAAAGTTTGAGCAACACTGCTAATGACAGTGCTCTGTAAGTGGCTAGTGTGCCTTGATCATTTCGCAGGGAATGGTCAGGAATCATTAGTGACGGTTTTGTGTATCGTGTGGGGGCAGTACCCACTTGTTACGACGCTCTTGTATGTTAGAACATAGACACTCTCACACAGTGTTCAGAGTGGCGGTACATGTTT